TCCATAGGTCTGACTCCATTACTTCTTACCGCCCTTAACGATTTCCAACTGTGGTTTGGTTGGACCACTCTCCATAGCCGGAAGCGATTGCTCAACTAATTCAGCAATACGCTTACCGGCAATGAGGAATTGTTCACGCGTAGGGTCTTTCGGGTCTAGTGACTCATAGACAGTGATGCAAGCATCAACAGCAACGGCCAATACGTCTAATCCGAGTGACCCCTGCATTACTTTGACCTGTTAATTTCTGCAGTAGACCACATTAGTGATGGGCCGATGTCGCTCGCCACAATTTCCACAGCACTCCGCTTGTTCCCATCCTTGTCCTCGTAGGATCGCTGCTTCGGTTCCCCAAAAACTATCACGCGGTCCCCCTTCTTCAAGGTGTTAGCAGCGTGTTCTGCTGGCTTACCCCAAAGAGTAACGTCGAAGTAACTCGTGCGCTTTTCTTCTCCAACTACTTTGTTCACTGCAATGTTGAGTGACAACGTAGCCTTGCCATCATTCAAGAACTTAATCTCTGGTTCAAAACATAGGTTTCCACAGAGGGTGATTGATGTATCGTAGCTCATTTTTTCTTTGCTTTCTTTTTAGTGATTCGTTCAGGGATGAACGACCTCATACCCGTCCCCGATTGGAGAACGGTGTACGACTCTAACACACCATTCAATAGGTGTGCATTGATCCATTGGAAGTCACCACGCATGCCAGCGACACGCACTGTGTCACCACGGGTGAATCCTTCGTATTCTTCTAGCCAGTCTGACTTATTCATAAAGTGGTCCACCTGGCTCTGCTGATGTCTCAAGAATCTTAATTTGTGTGCAGTACTTGAGTCCGCTGTACCAGTGACGCCACTTGCCATCTACTTTGTTAATGCTGTAGCGACAGTTCTTGCATTTTTGTGGTGAATCGCACTCAACCTCGTGTTCGTCAACCATCTTCTCTAAATGCGTCCAAACGTCCGCCGTAAATGTTTCATTGCACCCTGGGCATGTCCATCTGTTCATTTCAACTCCCTTAATAGTTGTGTGAATTGTTCTAATGTCATCACTGCGTAGGCTTGACTTACTCCCTTGCCGCGACGCTTTACTACAGCCACTCCAAAGCGAGCCTTAGCGTGACCTGCCTCTACTATAGCCTCGTCAATGAACTGTGCAAGGTTTATTTTAGATTGATTTTTGCACTCTACTGCAAAGCCTGGGATACCAACGATGTCACCCTTGTCTTGCTGGACTCCTGCACCGTAGCGTCGATCAGCCTGTGGGAAGCCATTGTCTATAAAGTAATCGGCAACGTCGCGTTCAAACGCTGAGCCTTTAATCTTGTTGGGATTAACCATTGTTTCTCCAAATAACTAATGCACTAGGGAATGGAGCTGAGTTCTTAGAGCCACCAAACTTGAGTCGGCCTTTGATAAATCGTATTTCGGTTGCTGGCATAATGTCCTCGTGCCACCACTTAGTATCAGTGCGGCTAGGAATGAGCAACACAACCGTCTTGCCTTTCATGGCTTCTTCTTTTGCTTTTCGAGTCCACTTTCCAATCTCTCGTCCGTAAGGTGGGTTGCAAAAGGTAGCCCCCCCCCATTCAACGCTTAGACCATCTGATTCAGACTGTGCGCCATACAATGGGCATGGGTCAAAGTCAAAGTGAAACTCTTTGTCCAGTTCTTTGTACAACCATTCAGGTGTTGCCCAGTCAACTGACTGAGACATAAAATGTACGCTACCCATGAGCCTTTAATATCTCCTTAAAGCCCTTCGGCATTGGAACGGCTACCTTAGCACGTTCTTCCATCTCCTTCTCCCAGTCTTTAGTTGGCTGCACTAACTTGGGCGCCATAGGTGTGGTCTTGCCTAACTTAGCCAACATGGTGTCGTAGTGCTTACGCAACTTCTCAGGTGAGCGTATGTTGGTCAGCCAGAACTCATCACGCTGGCACCATTCAATCATCATCAGCACTTCAGCTTCGGTGTGGTTGTCTAGTCTGAGTAGGCGTTCCATCGTGGCAATGGCTGTCTTGTTGACCACAAAAGCCTTAAAATTATTGGCTTGTATACGCTCGTTCAAGACAGTGCACAGACGTTCAGCAGCGAACCATGTCTCTGATACTTCTACCTGTACTACCTCTTGTACTACCTTTTGTATTACCTGTGGTAGTTCGTAGACCCAGCGTTCTACCTTAACGAAGCGTCCTGCGTCGTCATGTATCTGCTGAGACTTCAGGTAGCCCAGTGACTCCAGCTCGTTTAGTATCTCGTACACCTTGTCACGCTTGGCAGACGGAGACTGCTGGATGAGTGAGTTGGGTTGCACTGTCCATGTACTTGGCTTAGACAGCAAATAGGACAGCATGCCACGTGCTTCCCAGGATAAGTCTTTGTTGCCTAATGTTCGGTTGTCAATGATCGTGAAGGAATCACGAAGGTCATCGGGTGCTCTGCGTATAGTCATTTAGCATCCATCGGTCCATTCGGGGTACAGGCCCCCGTTGCGGTTGTAGTAGAACACTGCCACAGCTTGTTGCTGGTACACGTCTGCTTCATTTGGTTTAGGTGGTAACCCCTTAACGTAGTTGCGAGCGTATTGCCAAATGTAAGGCAAGAACTGGAACATACCCTGAGCGTTTGATACCGGATTAGTATCAACTACTTTGCCACGGCTCTCACGGTAGGCAACACAAGCAAATCTTTTTTGTGCTTCCAACGGCAGTGATAGCAGTGGTGGTTCAGGCATGGCTGTCTCCACCAATACAGGTTGGTCCGACGCAGCGTGTATCCCTACATGGCTGCTTGTTATCGGCACCAGCCCGACAAGCGCAAACGTGGCTACCGCCACGGTCTTAAACATTAAAAAGGTTCCTCAGTAGCATCAAACGCGCTGGTGAGTACGTCCAGCATTGCTGCCTTTGTGTCACTGTTCTTTAGCACGCCGTAAGCAATCTTCTTGCCTGATGCAATCTGCTTCTCGCTCAGTGAACCCTTAGATGCCCATTGCTGAGCAAGGCTCGCTAGGAACTCATTGTCAGGTGACATGTTCGCTGCTTTGATGATGTCAGCAATCTCTGGTGAAGCGTCGCTTGCATCAACTGGAGCTGATGGCGCAGACTTGGTAAACGCTGGCTTTGTAGACTTCGTGAATGAAGCCTGTGCAGCCTTGTTGCCGTCGTCGTCATCGTCAGCCACTAGACCAAGGGCAGACATGTAGGCATAGCGTCGAGCGTATGTAACCGCTGATCCCTGTGCCTGTGGGTCATCCTTAACCATGTGTAGTTTCATAGCGTAAGCAATGAACTGACCTGACTTGTGTAGCAGGTAAGTAAGTAGTGCGTCACTGCCACTCTCATCTTGTGTGATGTGTTGGCTAATCGCTAGACCATTCTTTGCTAGAACGGGACCGGCGTGTTGCACAACATCTGGCAACGCTGCATACTTGCTCTTAAAGAAAGGGTTGGTTGACCCCTTCGGTACTGCTGAGAACTCAGCTTGTGCTGCTACAAGAGCCGCGGCTAGTTCGTTTATCTCTGGACTGTTCATTCTTCTTCTCCTATTTCTCTGGCTGAGACTAACTTAACGTACCCAACACTGTGTACGCCATTATGTAATACATGCTCCCAATGCCAATCCTCTGGCCAGGTGCTAGTAAATCCACCTAGTTGGCTGTCATGGTCACAATCAAATTCAATTACTGCTCTGTACCTCTTTACTCCCGTTGGTTCGGCAGCGGTCATGATTCACTCCTTTTCTGTAGGTTGCTTTGGTTAATCCATACCTGACCTGGACCATCCTCTAAACACACAGTACGAAACGCACAATACTCGCACTGCCATGCTCTCCCGTTCGGGTCAAGTTCTTCTAGTCGCCCATCGTCATTCAGGGCAATACGTTCTGGTAGGTAACCGTTCTCAATGTTGTAGTGCATACCGTTCATGCGCTCTAACTCAGCCATTGCTAGTGGCTCCCAAATGGCTCGATCTATGTGGAACTCAGCAAGTACACGGTCATAGCCACTTAGGTTCATGCGGTCAGCCTTCTGCTTAGACAGAGCTTCAAAGGTAACTGAACCCATGATGACTGTCTCAATGTGTACGCTGTCGTCGCCACCTTCAATGCCTAGGGCGTTCATACCAGCCTGGGCAATAGCCTTCTTTGCTGGTCCTTCAGGGTAGGAGAACTCACCCTTCATACGCTTCCAGCCCACTTGCTTGTCAAAGCCATAGGAACCCATGGTCTTTAGTTCGTACAGTACGTGAGTGCCACCGATGTAACCGTAGTCAATGCCTAGGTCTTTCACTGGAATAAATGCGTCACACGATCCACTCACAAAGTCAGCGCCACTGGCTACTTCAAACTGTGCGGTAGGGAACTGACGTAGGATGGCGTCTTGTAGCGCTTCGTGTACGAGCGTACCGATACCTGTTACCCAGGCACCAGCTTCGTCCATTGGCTCAGTAGGCACGGCATCAAAGGCTGCGTAGCCTTGCTGTCTCCCACACGACCATGCTGACGAGTACCGTAGCGGTGTGTTTAATGCGGTTGGTTTTGGTGTCTGCGATTTCTCCCACAGCTCTTTCACCAAAAGATGAGTTAATACTGGTTGTTTGACTGGCTCCATTTGGAACCCCCTTTCAAGTCACTTATGATACTAACGGGGTGTAACACCCCTGTCAAGCATTGTTCTAGATTCTCGTCAACCTATCAAATTGTTCGTGCCCAGAAATGACCCTAACGGCCTTACGCCCTTCTTCTTTTGTGTCTGGGTTAACGTATTCTTCATCCCAATACCATTCATAATGAACGTCAATGGCACAAGCATGTCCAATAATTGCAGAAATGTCATAAAAGTTATTTATTCTGCTTTGAGGACAAAAGTTACATGAGTAACCCTTGCGTTCAACGCTGTAGGTAAATATTTCTTCGCCCGTTGCTCGATCTATAAATTGCGCTCTACTCATACCCATTCCAATCCACCAAAGTCTCGGCCATTGTTCTTTACTGCAACGAGGTTTGCGTGTACGTAGGAAATCTGCTTTTCCTCGTGCCACGGGCTAGGATAGAACGTCTTGACCCATGAAGGCTGGAACTTTGCTTCAATCTCAGGCACGTACTTACGGTAGTTGTCCTCAGTAAAGTACCAGAACGAGTTCTCGTTCCAGAAGGCTACGTGGGTGGGGTCCTGGTGGGCGCCACGGCCACTGCTGTCTGGGGTCATACTTAGGAGCATGCCACCGTGAGCCAATAGTTTCCAAATCTTGTTCATTACTGCTACCTTGTCTGGAATGTGCTCTAGGAAGTCATAGGCACGGATAAGTCCACACGAGTTGTCTGGTAGGTCAAGCTCTAGGAAGTCACCGATGTAGTTAACGTTGGGTCCACCGTGGATGTCCACGCCTAGGTAGCCTTCAGGCTTGTCGTGTGCCGCGCCTAGGTCTAGACAGTGCAGTTTGCGTCGACGTGCCCAGGCCATTGTGTTGCGTTCAATGTACTTGTGGTACAACTCAACAGTTTCTACCTGAATCTTGGCGTTAGTTTCGGTCTGTGTCTGTGTCTGGTCTGGGTGGACGCGCTGTAGGTACAGGTTCTCACGGATGTAGTAGAACTCCCCCACCTGAAAGAACTTAGCCATAAGGTCTTGGTCGTCTAGTACAAAACGATCTGCGTCATACCCACCAGTTCGCTTGTAGGCGTCAGCACGGAAGGCACGTAGGTGGTTCGGTGCGTACCAGATGTAGGAAACGTTGTGTGGGTACGGTGCAAAGCCAGCAGCAACGTTGTAGCCGTCAATGTCCTTGTATGTCCAGCCGTGATTAGAGTCAAACCTATCTCCGTTAGGCGTACCGTCAGCGTTAATCTGGGCAAACTGTGAGTAGCAGAACACCACGTCCTCGTAGGTGTCAAAGACTTCCTTGACTTCTTCCAAGGCTTCAGGCATGAGCTTGTCATCGTGGTCTAGTTCAACCAGGATGTCGCCGGTGCAGTAACTAACTGCTTCCTTCTTCAGTGCTCCAACGTTTGTCTCAACAGACCAGTAGATAGTGACTCGCTGATCCTCTGGGCCATTCCATTCAGCGTCGCCGTTGAGCAGTACAATCCACTCCCAGTCCTCATAGGTCTGTTCGTTGAGTGAGGTGTAGCACTCGTTCAGGTACTTCGGATCGTGGCTAGGTGTAAATACTGAAATCACTTTATCTCCCAATTATCTAAAACTTCGTTTAACTGCTTCAAGATGTTGTTTAAGCGGTCTAGTGATTCTCCCACAGCCCACAGGTCTACCATCATCTCCACTGCGTCTAATTCATTCTCCATCTTTAATGCTCCCCATAATTATTGATGCAACAAATAACAAAATGCAGAATAGCACACCGACAGTGGTTCTCATGGCTTCTCCTTCCAGTTCATAATTGCACGAATGTACATAATGACGTAAAGGAAGCTGTACAGAATGAATCCGTACTGGCGTGTGTGTATGGCATACACAACCCATACACCTTCATTGAGGATAAGTATGAACCAACCCCAGACTTTCTTACCACCAACAAAGAACAGGCCACAGGAGCCAATAGCGGCTAAGACCCATGACCACATCAGGAATTCCACACCGTCTTGTACTTCTTCATCATGAACTGTGTGAGTCGAACGCCCTCGTACTTGCGGCATAGGTAGTCAAGGCTTACAAACATTGGGTCATAGGAGCCGTCCTCTACCTCGTGACAAATGATGATGCCACGCCAGTGAGCGTTGCCTTGGTATCCCTTGTAATCTTCGTCGTGAAGATAGCATGCACCGGCAACTAGGCCGTGCTGTGACTTGCCACTAACGAACTTAAGTCCGTAGTCAAGTACTTGCTGGTGTCCCATAGTAAATGAGTGTCCCAGTTTGTTTAATCGCGCCAAGGCTGAACCGCCAAGTGGCTTACCAGTCATGGTGTTAGCCCAGAAGTGGGCGTAGTACACTCCGTCTATAGGTACAGGCTTTAGAAACGGGTGAACTTCCCAACCAGTTTCCGCATAAATGAGGTCATCCGTTGAAATGACGCCTTCAAGCTGTGCGTCCGATTCCACCGCTCTGTTAATACGATCCTCATGGTTTCCGAGAAGTATATGGCGCTCCGGTTGCCAAGGACGGTGCTTGAGTTTCTTCTTGTGTTTGTTGTAGGCTTCGAGTGCTTCATTTAATACTAACCATGCTGAGTTTGCCGCCTCAATGTCTTGGGTGTAACGACGCCCTTCCATTGACTTCTTGCCCTTGTCATACGACGAAAGCGAAGGCATGTCAGCGTGGTCGCCTAGATGAATAATCTTTACTGGCTTATCTCTGAACTGGTCAACAATGTATTGTCCAATCCAGCGCAGGTGGTCTTGTGGGACTCCTGCTTTTGCTTGTGTATCAGGGATAATGATGTGGGTAGTCGGCCTCATGATTCCATCCTTGCTAGGTAGGAATCATTCTACATCAGGTTGTGCAAAAAATGGTGGATTACTTGTTGGAAATTATTGCAGCAGCAACTTCAGCCGGTGTGGTGGTGTAGAGATCGCCCCAGTCGCACGCTTTAGCAAACCCACAGAACCACAAAGCGCCAGCCACTAGGCCGGAGCAAATCCACGTATCGTCTTTTCTAAGGCAAACGGCGTCGGGTAGGGCCATGTCTAGGGCACACGAAAAGATTGACAAGAATCCGTATTTAGACCCCACCTGGGTCAAAAGAAAGTTCATGAACCTGACTCGATCTAGGTGCTCTGGGAACGGGACAACCTCGTAGGTGCCACCTGGAGCCACCGAGGACAGCATCTTGTCATGGGTAACACCCTTGGCTTCAGCCTGGATAATCGTCCAGTCGTCGCCTACCTGCTCGTGCAGGACAGCAACGTGGTTGAACTGGGAGAAGTGAGTCTTTTCAAACCGCTTCTGTGCCCAGCGGATACTGGCTCCGATAATGCCCTTAGATGTACAAAAGACTAGATCACCCTGCTGCATCATCACCCTCTAAGATTTCAATTCTTTCCTCTAACAATGATAATTCATTGTCTTGGCGAAGGTCTGTTACGTCCTCAATGTTCTCGTGTCCGTGACGAGTAGCGAAGTACGTGCTGATGTATGCAGAGATAAGGCAAAAGACAACTAACTGCCAAGTGAAGTGGCTAACGGCAGTCTTAATGCAGAAGATGTTGGCAAGCCAGTAGCCCACCTCGGTCATGCCAGCAACGTGTGGACGACCACGAGCTTCAGCCTGAACCATAAGCACAGAGAATACGTTGGCTACACCAAGCGACAAGGCTGCGAGTAGTGCTATCTTCATTCTTTGTCCTTTAGTATTTCGTGTATCTCTTGAACCAGTGCGTGTGTCTGTAGGTCTAGTTGGTAATCCTTGACCGAGTGCTCAGTGTCTTTCTTTTGCATCTCGTCAGAGATACGGTCTGCTCGCTTGGCTGAGATAAGTAGCACTGATCCTTGTAGACCAGCCACCATAGAAAGCACTAGGTTAAGTCTGAAGAATGGCGCAGGGTCAATGCCAAAGCCAGCAGAGAGAATCCATAACACCATGGCGGTGCAGAACACAATAAGAAATGTCCAGGTACCCATGCCATGGCGCATTAGGTCTGCACACTTCTCTCCGAAGGTGCGCTTTTTATTCGTATTCAAGTTCATGAAGATGTGCCTCTAGTTCTGCGGCAACCTTCTTAACCGCCTTGCGATTTTTCTTTTGCTCTTTGCTAATTTCTATTACTGCTTGCTCAATGCGGTCAATCGCATCACGCAACGAACTTCCGTGATTTGGCGACAACTCAGCCTTCACTTTCTTCCAAACAATACGGCCAACAAAAAAGATAACGGGAAAAACAAATACTGCCAGTACTTGTGTAATGTTGGCAAGGCTATTCCAGTTCATGCGGTTGGAACGGGATGTGCTGACGTTGCGTTCAGTTGGTTGGTGTTAAAGCGTAGGTAGGTCTGTGGAAGTCGTCCGTCTTGCGATACGTGGCAATACGAGGGGTCCCCTTCTTTTCCATGGGAAATTGTTAAGGGGTTCTGAGCGTTAGCACCAGACACGTCTACGACGAGTGCTGTGTGCCAGCCGGTTCCAGGGCCGTATACAATAACGTCACCAGGCTGTACTTGAGCAAGGGGAATCTTGGTACCGTGGCTGAGCAGTGTGCCGGTGTAGCCTTCGCCGTCATAGTTTTGACCGTTAGGGTCTGGTGCGCCAGCGTGGTTGTAGCAAAGAGTTACAAACGCTGAGCAGTCAGCAAACACAGGCCACTTGATTGGGTTCTGGTTGATGGCTTCCATGCGTTGTCCACCTTCGGTGTAGTGGAATTGCTGGTGGTGAGCTGCAAAGTACTTTGCCCAAGCAACGATGGTTGATCGAACGTCTGTCATTATGCTCCTAACTTGTTAGCGTATTCCTGCAAGCACTTGGCATTGCAGACAACGACTGATGTGTTGATAAATGGTGTTTCACTGTTGGACTGAGGCTGTAAAACTACAAAGGTCATTTCCCCTGTTACTTCTGTATTGCATCCGTCGCAAGTGATTGTGCTTGTTGTTGTAATTCCCATTATTCTCCTTATGAAAGTGCGGTTACGGTCATTGAGCCGTAAGTCATGTTGAAAGCATTGGTTGTAACGTTTTGTGTAGTTCTGTAAGCAAACAAATAAAATGCCCCAGAATACGGTGATGTTCCTGCACTGATAACTGGAAGTTGAAATTGTGTTGATCCACCAAATCCAACGTATTGACTTGCTGGAACATACCCACCAGCAAATTGGTGAAATGAACCGTCAGGGCATTGAACTACAAAGTTTATTCCTGTTGCTGTAGATGGTGCTGATGATTGTCCAGCGTGTACCGTTACAAGAAAGTTTTTGTAAAAACCACATTTAATAGACCCTGAGTTTCCAAGAGTGTCAGCCGTTGTCGCAAACCAAGGCGACGCCGAACTACTTGTAATGTTTGATAAGTTTGTACTAGGTGTATAGGTTCCTGTATTGCTTCCACTAGCCACAACTGGACCTTGATAAGCGTACGCAATTCCACCAAGACCTGTTCCTGTGTTGACAGGTGTTGACGCAGTAAAGTTAAAAGTTGTACTGCTTGGAACTTGTTGAATAAGAATAAGCGGATTGTTGTAATCGTAGTTTGAACCACCGTAAGACCAAGGTGTGTTGTTAATAATGGTTATGTATTGACCAGCATAAAATCCGTGAGGGAAAGCAGTTGTGCAAGTAACCTCAGATGAGTAGCCAGATGCAGGACCAGTAATTTGTTGAATTTGAATACCAATAGAGTTCTGTAAAGAAACAGAACTGGTTTGCCATGCGTAACTTCCTGGAGTACCACTGACGTAAGAAAGGTATTGCCCTGTTGTTGGTGTGTTGGAAAAATTTGTTCCAAGTATGCCTGAAACGTAAGTGTTTCCTGTATTGGTAATGCTTACGTCACCAACCATTGTTGTAGGGTTCCAAGTGGTTCCATCTGAAATTAACAACTGTGCGTTATACGGTGCCGTAGAGCTCACAGCAATTCCTTGAATCTTTACAACTTTGTTTGAGTTATAACTTCCAGTCACATCACCAGCAAGGGTTATGTTTCCTGGCACCCATTTACTTACGGAACTGTTCCATATAAGGGTATTGCCATTAGACGGGGCGGTAGTAGAGTTTTGTACCCAAGCACCACCATTCCATTCAAGTATTTGTCCTACTACTGTTGGAGCTGAAACGGTTGTCCATGACCTTGTTGCGGTTGAGTACTGAAATAAACTTCCGTTCACAGGAAAGTTTGATCCAGCAATAGCAAGAGTCTGTCCTTGTAAACTAACAACTTGATTAGATGTTGAGCTACCCGTAACGTCACCGTTCAAAGTGGTAACAGTTCCACCGCCAGTATTAGCAACTTGTTGTGTTACAGGAAAGTCACCCCACTTAACCTGGTTGCCGTTACCGACAGATACTAGGGGGCGGTTAGCCTGATTTACAGGTGGGATGTTTGTCTGGTTCATTATGAAGTAGCGACGTTAGTGTACGTGTAAGGAGAGAGTGTCTTGAACGTTACCACACAGTCGCCCTCAAAGCCGTTCTCGTAGTTGTCACGACGCTTGTGAGGAATCCAGTCCAGCGATTCAATGACACAAGGGGCGCTGATTGGACCTTCGGTGTAGGTAACAACGTCTTGAATTTGACGTAAGTTCTCTAACCAACTGAAGTTATCGTAAGGGTCAATGAACACTTCCATGCCGTCAACCACGTCTACTGAGGACAACTGAAATACAGCAGAGATGTTTGTTCCTTGAACGACTGTTGGCCATGCCTTGAGAGTCCAACGGTGAAGCGTTGGTGAGTTAGCGTTGCTAGAACCAGCGTTTAACGTTACTGTTACTTGAAACTGGTTGGCACGAACAGTTGAACCATCAGTGTTTAGAATTTGAGTGGTAGTGTCGTATGATCCGTTGCCAGAGAAAGAAGTGATGTTGGCACTCTTTGGGCTAGGCATGTCAGGGTCAGAGATAACTGTGGCCGCTACTGAGCAACCAGTTGGGTTTACTGCGTTGTAAGCAAAACCAAAGCCAACCTTGGCATCAGGGATACCGTAGTCAAAGTAACCAGAAGTAATTAAGCCAGACGCAACGTAGGTGTTGCCGTTCGCTGGCACAACAGTCATAAGGCCGTTAACGTTGGTAGCCTTTGGAGCGTAGATGCCCTTGCCACCAATAGCCATAACTGGAAGGTTACGAACTGGGTCCCAGACAAGTGAGTTAATCATTCCCTGTCCGGTGCCGTAAGCGTATGAACCTGTGTAAGGAACCATAACGTCAGAAGCGTAAGCTGGAGCAAGTGGGTCGCCAGCAATGAATGTTCCAAGGTCAAGTCGACCTAGACCAGTACTCTGTGTGTCGTATTGATTCCATGAGAACCAGATGTAACGTCCGTCACCAATGATTGCTGTGACTGGCTGGCTGAGTGGTTGAACAACGTTAGGGATAACCGGACCAGATTTAAGGTCGCCAGTCTGTGTAGCCGTTGGGTCGTAGATACTTAACGTCTGTGCCATACGGATACCACGATTGGTGCCAATAAAAATGTAGTTAAGGTATGACGTGATACACGTTGGGTATTCGTCAGGAGACATTGGTAGCGCCTGTACTGGTGTGTTCAACTGGAACGGCTGAAACACACTTGTGTTACTTGTAGCCGATACACCGGTAGAAGTCGTAGTACTTGATCCTTGGAAACTAGAACGATAAATGCAACCACCATAAAGATTGCCTGAAGCACCCTTGACGTAACCAGAGTAGTAAATCTGCGTGTAGCCACCAGTCATGTCTGACCATACCCATGATGGGTTCTCGTGGGTGTACAAAACGTCTGCAAGAACAGTACTGGATACAATACCACCAGTGGCAGAAAGTCCTAATACAAGACTAGGGTCAGAGAACGTAAATGTACTTGAACCTGCTGTGGTGTACTTGACTTTGTAGGTACCTGACAAGACGGTTGGGTGGTCGCCAACCGCAGTTGCAGCCACCTGATACGAGTAGTAAAGGTTTGCACTAATCGCTGAAGGGTTGGTGGTTGTGTAGACAAAACTTGAACCACCAATAGAAGTTACAATGCCCGTGTCAACAAAAGTATTAAGAATAAGTTGAGGTGTACTGTTGTCATAAAAAGTGTAACTAACAGTCACGGTGTCATTGACAGCAACGCTAAGACCTGAGACACTGGTGCAAGTTACTGCAGTACCAGTAATACTGATGTTTCCAGCGTTACTTAAAGACTTAGGAATAGTCATAGTTGAAGATACTGCCGTAGCAGTAATCGTAAATGGCTGACCGATGCTTAGACCATGAGCTGTGGCTGTAGTTGCCGTCCAAGTGTTCGTCATTGTGCCATCGTCTTGTGCTGAAAGTAGAACAACGCTTACGTCATTAACACTTGGCACAGCACCGTATTCAGGAAACAATGTTTCAGTTCTTGGTTGAAAGGCGTATAAACGTGAACCACGCGAAGCAAGGATTTGGTCATTAGCCCAACGAACAAGATCGTAACCACCAGTGAAATTAGTAGTAACATCGTTAGCCGCGTACAGACGGAACTCACTAGCTCCAGTTACGTAAGGTGCGCCAGAGCGACCAATGTTAGAAAACCAAACACCAGTGTCAGTGGCAATAAATGTGTAAGTGTCGTTAGCGTCAATGCTACGAATTACGCTAGGGGCAGAGCCACCGTATACCGTGTTGTATGTACAAGTAGTAGGCGAACCCCACGCTCCCGAAGTTGAAGTGGTGTAGTAGACAACGTTTGATCCATTAACTACAACTACCTTATCTCCACAACGGGTAGCCATCATGTTGTTGTTAGCAGTAAGAGCATCTACGCGCTCAACGTCAGGGAGAAGTTTTGCCTGGAGTGGGTACGAGAATACGTCGACACCTTTAGAGTTGTAGAAGCGAGTCTCCTGTGAGTCACCCTTACGGTCTAGTGAGTACTGTCCAGCACCCATTGACCATTCAACTTGCTCACGTCGCCAGAGTCCCTCAGTGTTTACTGTTCCTTCGCCCACGATGTTGGTCATCATGATCGATTGACGCTGTGGTGGGATTGACTTGTGACGGAACGCTTCGCGACGGTACGGCTCAAACGAAGTGTCTAAAACAAAGTTACGAGCAGCACCACTAGACGGTGTAACCGTGACGGAATAAGGCCACTGAGCAGTCATTACCAGCTCCTTACTTTGGTGTACTGACGCTGTAGACGGTCAGCTTCCTCGCTCATCCTTTGCATACGACGATTAATCAAAGCGTTCACCGAACCAGACACAGCACCGGCAGGTACTTCTTGTGCCTTGCGTGGATCAGGCTGAGACTCCATGAAGTTACGTGAGATTTCACGAGGTAGGGTCAGGTCAATCTCAGCACCGAGTGGTGGCAAGTCAAGCATGGTAGGCGTCATGTTCGGAATGTTAGGTGAGTTAGCACCACCAATAGCCACGGCAGTTCCGTTGGCAGTGGCAACAGCACTCATGGTTACAGTGGCCGCACCGACGTTGATAGACGAAATAGTGGTTCCGCTCTGTATACCAGTGCCACCAAGGAGCATACCGATGTAAAGTCCAACGGTGCTTGAAACAGAGGTTAGTGTGGCCGATCCGTTAGTAGTGGTAGCAGTGAAGTTCACCGCAGCGTTAACGCCGTAACCGTTGAAAGGTGGGGCTTCGTCGTTAGTTGCAGGGGTGTTGATAACCGAGTCAGATGCCGCTACGAACTTGATGAATGGAGCCGAGTAGGTGATGTAGATAGGTAGACCTGGCCAACCTGGTTCACGGATGATAAGTCCACGGCCAGAAGGGAACACTGGGTCAGTGCTGTTCTGTTGCCAACGCACTACTTTCCAAGACTTGATGGCTGGGAATGTACGGTATGGTGGAGCAATGCGGTAACGAACTTCTAGGATGTCAATGAAGTTGTCTGGCAGGTCGCCTAGGTCATAACCAGCAAAGACTGGGTTGTAAGTAATCTGTGCCACACCCACACGGAACAGTCCGTTAGTTGGGCTGGACAGTGAGCGAAGGTCGTCGTTAATTGCCACGCCAATGTCGTAACGGCTGTAACGAGGGTTGATGTAGCAGATAACGCCAGCGATGTGGCTAGTTGCTACTGAGCCGTAGTACCCACGGGTAACGGTGGCAGTAAGGGTGCTTGCGTTCCAAGCAGTAACATAAAGCAGTTCTAGCTCCACAGCAAGAATTACACCTGGGTAAATACCTGTTGTCTGTGATCCGCTAAGGACCACGCTAACGTCGGTAGAACTAATGCCAGTGGTGACAGTGCCGTTGCCTACTAGGGTGACGGTACGCTCACGGATACCACCCATCACACGGCGGTATACCTTCTCGATAAGGTCGCCAAACGTTGTACCGTTACCAGTACTGCTTGAGCCACCTACGGTTATGATTGAGGGCATGAGATTCCTTTAGTTCTTTATCTATTTTACCATTTGCCCTAAGGCACTGGCGTAACTGGTGCGGTGACAATGTAACCAGACGCCGCAAGCATTGTTTGTGCGTCTTGAATTTCTTGTGGCGTTGGCGCAGTTGGTGTTATTGGCTGTGGATTTTCAATGTCATTAATTAACTTAATAGCCCATGCTTCGGCTGTAGCAGCGTCAGACCAATCTGCGTTGTTATCGTCTGGGTTATGTGGTTGCAAAAACGCCTCTGGTCCATTCAAATCAGAGTTAGCACCGCCCCAAATGTGAACCGTAAATGGTGCTGTTTGGTCAATGATGTATTGATAATTTCCTAATGATGTTGTCATTTTTTCTCCTTAAGGTCCTAAACAAATAGTGCCCAAAACGGAACCTACTGAATAACTTGTAATGGTTCCACTTGTAGTAACTTTTGATACTTTTCCGGCGTTGTCTGCTACCCATAAGTTTGAATCAGGACCAACACAAATAGAATAAGGTGTTGTTATTCCAGAATAAGTAGTTCTTGAACCACCAGTTGTTATTTTTAATATTTTGTTAGAAGCATCAGCAGCCCAAATATTTCCATCAGGCCCCGTACACATAGAAACAATGTTGTTACTAAAAGAATAAGTGTTTAATGGAGATAACGTGTTTTCAGTGTCGTAATTAGAAAGAAAACCCTGTGAATCTGATAACCAAATATTTCCGTCTGACCCTAAACATACACCTTGCCCGTAATACCCCCCCGTAGGTGGTTGATACCTGGTATAACCACCGCCGATGGCAACATTATACCTTGACATGGTGTAAGTACCACCTTGAGCACCCCCATAATATATATTACCATCAGGGCCAATACAAGGTTGAAACTTAGCAACTACTCCAAGACTTATTGTGGTGTAAGAACCAGACGTAGTTACTACGTCTGCGCTAGTACCGGATGAATACCAACTAAAATATAAATAATTATCAGGACCAGCAATGACATAAGCATCAGTAGTAGAAAGAGTATAACTAGTAATAGTTCCTGAACTTGTAACTTTGTAAGCATATTGACCTGCTACCCAAAGGTTCCCGTCTGGCCCTAAACAAATACCTTGTGCACCACCAGCACCAGAATAAGTAGTTGATGAACCAGTAGTAGATATTTTATATACGTAACCGTAATTACTATCTACAGTCCAAAGATTTGATAAACTTATAGTTGGCTTTGGGTAACGAACAATTACTATTCCTGATCCACCAGCTCCGTTGCCGTTAATTCCACCACCACCGCCACCACCGGTATTTGCAGTACCAGGAGTTTCAGAAACAGTTGAACTTGTTGACAAACCACCGCCACCGCCACCCAAACCGCCAGTGCTTACTCCATTAGCACCAGTAGTTCCACCACCGCCGCCACCACCGTACCACCAATTAGTACCGTCAGAGTGGTCTCCAGTTGAAGTTGCAGAACCAAACAAATTAAATCGTAGACCATTGCCACCTTGACCACCACGGCCATTAGTTCCGGGAGCACCGTTGCTACTAGCACCGCCACCGCCACCGCCTGATGAAGTAGAGGTACTCCTACCTTGTCCACCACTATTTCCTTCACTTGTCCCTGAAGAAACTCCTTTTGTTACATAAGAGCTAATTCTTCCACCACCACCACCAGAACCGCCATTAGTAGCGGCTCCAGTACTTCCTGAACCACCACCACCACCGTCTGATTGAAGATAAGAACCAAACGATGACGCACCACCATTTCCACCAACTGTAGAAGATGACGTACCTGATGCTCCACCGGCACCAACAGTTACGGAGTAGGAACCCGAATTAAGAATCTGACTAGGCCAATACCTGATACCACCACCGCCGCCGCCACCGTATCCTGAATATCCACCACCACCGCCACCTGCAACTACAAGTATGTCGGCATTAATTTTACCGCCTGTAATTGAAAACGTAGATGTACCAGTAGTTGTAAAAGTTGAGTAGTAATACGTTGAGTCTGAGTAAATAGTTCCACCAGTGACAACAATGCCACCAGGAAGTTGAACTGAAAATAATCCTTCACCTCTAGCGGAAGTTCCTGCAAACGTCGTAGGTAACGGCATTAGAACTTTGTCAAACTCACTAGAACTGTCCAGGTAGATGAACCTGTGCAGATGACTACAAAGGTGTACGAGTCAATCGTAGAAGCGTCGGCTGCTGTCCACGCAGTACCACCCTGATAACGAGTGGTGATTCCGTTGTTGGTTGCGCCTTCTACTGGAAGGACAGATGACGAAGCACCTGCTTGGTTTCCGTTGACGGTAAAGTTAAGAGGCAGGTAGGCCGTAGCACCGTTGTTGACCAGCATGGCAAACGTAACTGACTGACCTGTGGTGGTCGGAGCGTTAGTGATGTTGACCGTAAAGGCTGCGGTTGGGTTGGCTGTGTAGTTAAAGAAGGATGACGTAGAAGCGTTAAGAGCTGCTGCCGTTGATCCGCTTAGAGCCGTTGCCGAACTACTAACTGTCTCAAATGGTGCAGTAAGAACTACGTTGGTAGTCGCTGCTGAGTAACCTTGGTAGCCTTGGTTCCCTTGATTACCTTGCGTACCTTGGTATCCTTGTGGTCCTTGACTTCCAGTTGCTCCTTGTGAACCTGTGCTTCCTTGAGCACCTGTGCTTCCTTGAGCACCTGTACTTCCTTGGCTACCTTGGAATCCTTGTGAACCTTGAACACCTTGGTAACCCTGATATCCTTGTGAGCCTTGTGCACCTGTTGAACCAGTGGCACCTTGGTTGCCCTGCGTTCCTTGGAATCCTTGATTGCCTTGGCTACCTTGAGCACCAGTAGTTCCAGTGGCTCCTTGTGAACCTTGGCTACCTTGTGCTCCAGTAGAACCAGTTGCACCTTGGAAACCCTGAGTTCCCTGTGCACCAGTAGAACCCTGCGAACCTGTAGAACCTTGAACACCCTGAAAGCCTTGGTTACCTTGGGCACCAGTTGAGCCTTGCGCTCCAGTAGAACCCTGGGCACCCGTAGAGCCTTGCGCACCAGTTGTTCCCTGAGCACCTGTTGAACCCTGTGCTCCGGTAGTTCCCTGGAAACCTTGGTTACCCTGTGAGCCCGTAGCTCCTTGTGATCCTTGTGCACCATTAGAACCGTTAGCACCTTGGAATCCTTGATTACCTTGACTGCCCTGAACACCTTGGAAACCTTGTGGTCCTTGTGCTCCGGTTGCTCCAGTTGCACCTTGGTATCCCTGATTGCCTTGTGTACCTTGTACGCCCTGTGAGCCTTGTGCTCCTTGAGCACCAGTAGAACCAGCAGCAGTGATAAGGTAAGCATTAGCAATTACAGATGGTATTGCTGGGCCAGTGGTAGGAGATGAGATGGCAAGAAGCGTTACTGACGTTGAATTAGATGTCCAGTAAATTTCAAAGTAATCGTTAGCCGCAGCGGTAACTTGCCATTCCCACGCAGCAACTTTGTCTGAGTTTTGCTTGTCCATAGTTACATCAGTGTTGGACTGAGAAACGTCAGAACCGTTCTTTCGTAGCCAAATAAGAACTTGGTCAGTTGAATTGTCTGTTTGCGTTAATTGAGCAGAGAAGTTAATACCGTACTGACCGGCATAAGCAAACGTGATACGAGAACTAGAAGCAACAGAAATACCTGCTTGCTGGTATGTTCCATTAAACGTAATGGCTTGACCAGTGTTGGCAGTAGATAATGTTTGTGTTGATGTTGAATAGTACGAACCGTAGTAAGCAGAAGTTCCACCAGCACCTTGAGGTCCAACGCTACCAACTACACCTTGGTAACCTTGGTAACCTTGGTAACCTTGGTTACCTTGGTATCCTTGATTACCTTGTGAGCCAGTAGAGCCTGTTGTGCCTTGGAAACCTTGGAAGCCTTGATTACCTTGTACGCCTTGAAAACCCTGATTGCCTTGTGCACCTGTGGCACCAGTAGAACCTTGGTATCCTTGGTATCCTTGGTTGCCCTGAGTTCCTTGGTATCCCTGTGCACCTTGCGAGCCGGTTGAACCTTGTGCACCAGTGGCACCAGTAGAACCAGTGGTTCCCTGACTGCCCTGTACACCTTGAAAACCTTGACTACCTTGGAATCCTTGATTGCCCTGTGTGCCCTGATTACCTTGTGAACCTTGTGCACCAGTACTTCCCTGTGCTCCAGTCAATCCGGTAGCTCCCTGAGCACCAGTAGAACCTGTTGTGCCCTGATAACCCTGTGTGCCCTGTGAGCCAGTTAAACCTTGGTTACCTTGGTTACCCTGGTAGCCTTGATTTCCCTGCGCACCAGTGGCACCTGTAACGCCCTGTGAGCCTTGTGAACCAGTAAGACCCTGTGGGCCTTGGGTACCTTGTGAACCAGTAAATCCTTGGTATCCTTGATAACCTTGGTATCCACGTGTACCTTGTACACCCTGTGTACCTTGATTCCCTTGTGTGCCCTGATAACCCTGATTACCTTGATAACCCTGTGGGCCCTGTGTTCCAGTGTCTCCCTTGATTTGAGTCAGCGAATCGTCAAATGACCAGTACCATTGTGCGGTTGTAGAACCGATTGGGTATTGGACACCGATGTAGTAGTTAACCGCAGCAGTTACGGTAAGTTCCCATTGTCCTGGACCACCCCATTGTGTTCCGGTAGTGGCAGGTCCGAAGTAGTCAGTTCCGAGAGTAAGACCAGTAGGTGCAGGTTGACCTGCTGTAGGTGGAGAAGTGAATAGAGATGCCTTGTACGCGTAGACACCAGCGCCGTTAAGGAATCCCGAAGGTCCTGCAACGGTTCCTGAAAGCAGGTAATTTGTCATTCAGCAGTTGCTCCTGCGCTTATTGCAGCCTGAGCCGCGTCGTATTGAGCACCTACCTTGGCGTCGCCACCAAGGTTCATGCCTGTTTCAATTTCCCACTTTGATCCGGCTCGTTGTTCTAGCGAAGCAGAACCTTTAACCGTCTTTGGTTGCACACCGTCTTTGCGTAGACGCCTGTAAGCATCCACGTCTTTGTGCATCTTCTTTGTGTCCATGTCAATAACACCGGCATTAGAACGTGTCTCCATTGCAGACGGAGCAATAGAGATAGAAGCGGCCTTACAGCCGAAACAGTCCTCTGGGTGAAGTCCAACGTTGTGTGGTGTTGCGGTCATGAAATCAAGGCTCCGTATCCTGCGTTAGTCAATGCCGTAGCTTCTGCCGTAGTAACTTGACATACGTTCATATACACTTTAACCACATAAGGGTTCTGGCTTACTGTAACAGATGTAGGCACAGGTGGGTTGACTTCGTAGTTGACAAAGTACGACGTGGAGTATGGTGCTTCTGGGTTCCACGGGTTGTATGGGTACGGAATGTTCGTGTTGGAGTTCTCCGGCGTAGCCGTGTCCTGAACGAACGTACCGTCCGATAACTTAAAGACTAAGACGTAACGTGGCCTGTTAGGGAAGTAACGCCATAACCTACGCTCCAAGCCCTTTGAGTCGGGCAGGATCGGTGGGTTGTCCTTTACCTTTGGTGGTGTAAAAGTAGGCATGAAAGCCTACTTAATCTGGTTCTTACGTCCGAGAGCACCAATGCGAGCAGCATCAATAGCGTCACCCATACGAGCACCACCAGTTGTCTGGTTTTCAGCCGGAGCTGAAGTAGGTTGACCAACTGGCTTAGTTACACGAGTGTAACCACTGTCAAGGCTTTCCTCAAGAAGTGTTGCTGCACGAAAGTCAATAGGCGTACCTACTGTTTTGCTGTCCACGTCAAAGATTGCGTCATACTTACTAGCCATTACATTTCTCCGTATGTCTTGTAGCCAACTACTTCTGGAGCGTCAGCGTTTGAGCCGTACTCCAACTTTGTAATGCCACCGATAATTGGTGTGCCCTTAACGCCACGAGCAGTGTTTGTTTCAACGCCACGGTTAGCAGGTCCACTTGTCTCAGTAGAGGTTACAGGTGTTGGGATGTATCCTGTGTCAATAGTATTGGCTGTGGTTCCACGAAGGAATTCAGCCGATACTGTTGGAAATGATGCGCGTGATTCCATTATGTCCACCTTGTGTCGGTCATGTCGCACTGGCCACAGTAGCAAGGGTCTGATGTTTCGCCCTTAATTGCTGTAGCGTCGTTACGAGCTGCGCGTGTTGCGCGGTTTGGTAGGGGTGTTCCTGCTGACATTGCGGATTCTGGTCCGAGTGTCAAGCCAAGTCCTGTAGGTACTGTCATGAGAGTTTTTCCTCGCTAGTGTGTTGATCCTTGAGAGAAACGAGGTTGCCGTTT